AGTTTGTCAGAAACGGAGCGTTAAAATGAAGCCTTTACTTCGTATCGGGTTAACGATAGTCGATCTGGTTATCCAGTTCCTCCTTCGTCCCTTAACTAAGTCGGCTCCAGACGTTACGCCTGACAGTTTGGAAACTACAAAACCAAAACCACCTTCACCAATCAGTAAGTCCTATGAGGAAGTTCCTTATTGGCATATTGATGAGGATGGTAAAGTCGTCTACTCGGATGACTTTATTAAGTCCCTTAATCGGGATACATCGTCGAAAGGTGATGTATGACTTCTGGGGCCACTGGCGATACAAACATCGGCACGTGGTCTACTTCCTCGTCCCAGACCGGACTAAAATTTGTTAAATTTTGGAACGGCACAGATGGGAAGTATGAGATATTTGATTATGGGGCACGTGAAAAGTGGAACTCTTATGAGTCCCACATCGTGTCCCGTCTGATATCTCAACCGAAGTGGCAAGGTCGCCGTAACAACGGCGATACCTTCACGGTGGATAGCGTCACAATCCGTGCCATCCTTGACACGGGAATCACGACGTTCTCTTACCCGCCTGCTGAGTACAATCGTTTACTAGAGAAAATCCTTAACAAGGTCAAAGGTCACGACTTTAATTTAGGCGTGAACGCTGGCCAAGCGAAGGAACTAGTCGACATGTGCTCAAGTACACTTAATAAGCTCGGACGTTCGATACTATGCGTTAAGCGTGGTGATCTCCTTGGGTCTTTAAAAGCTCTTGGGGTTCAGCGTCCGCGAAGAGGTCATGTTCGCTTTGTTGCGGATAACCTCTTCGGTCGTTGGTTAGAGATTCAATATGGATGGCTTCCAACCATCTCTGATGCTTACGAGGCCGCTAAGGCCTTCGAGCAGATCTCTAACGGTCCCCGTACGTCCAGATTCGTGGTTCAAGGTAGGATTCCAATCGTGGATTCCTATGGCTCAGCTGGTGCTTTAGAAGGCCGTATTCACGGCCTCCGCGGCGTTCGACTACAGTTCGAACTGTATGAAGAAATGTCGTTTGCACGTCAGCTTGGTCTTCTTGATCCTCTATCGGTCGCATGGGAACTAACACCTTATTCATTCGTTGTGGATTGGTTTATCCCGATCGGGAATTACCTTTCCTACCTAGCACAGATCCCTTACCTTAAAGGTAGGTGGCTTGTGACCGAATTTATAAGGTGGCCTAAGCAGAAGCAGGAATGGGTTGATGTCCCAGGAGACCCTAACGATCCTTTCGCATATAGCCATGGTATTGATTACCCTGACATTGTGTGGGAAGGTGCTGGCGTCTATCGTTCTCTCAACCCGCCTACGGCTAGATTTCCGGTTCCGAGGTTTGATTCCTCGTCGCTGGGTGGTAACCGTTTTGCGAATGCAATAGCTCTTGCTTACCAACGTTTCTTAAAATAGGTCTTTCTTCTACTCCATTAACCATCACAGAAGGATACCCAAAATGGGTGCAATGACGAATCTTCTCGTCAAAGATGAC